AGCTCAAACCAGCACGGCTATGTAATCACCGAAGGAGTTTTGTCTGGCATTGACACATCAGCAGCAACAGCTGGCCAATCTGTTTGGCTGTCAAGTGCCGCCGGCGGTCGAGTTTACGGGTCACCTCCGGCAGAGCCAGCTCACAGCGTATACCTTGGCGTTGTAACCAAGGCCAATGCTAGCACTGGCGAAATCTTCGTCAAGGTCCAGAACGGCTATGAGCTAAACGAGTTGCATGACGTTAGCGTAGGTTCTCCATCCAACGGCGACATCATCCAGTGGAATAGCACCAGCCAGATGTGGGAGAAGGAAAGCCTATCCACGGCTGGCATCGCTGCCGCAAGCCATGCCCACTCAGGGGTGTATGATCCAGCCGGCACGGCCGCATCTGCAATCTCCACTCACGAGGCTGCCGCAGACCCGCACCCTACCTACCTCACCTCTGCTGAGGGCAATGCGGCGTACGCTGCGACTTCCCACAACCACTCCACATCTAATATTACTAGCGGTAACTTCGTTTCCAGCGTACAGGGCGGGACTGGTGTCACGTCAAGTGTTGAAAGCGGGAATAACGCAGCAACAACCATCTCAATTGGACAGGCCGTTGGAACAACCAGCAACGTTACATTCAACCAGGTCACCGCTAGCGACTACTTAAAGCTTTCTAGCTGGAACCAGGTTGGAGATGGGTTGGCGGGAACTGCAGACTCCGTTACCGTCACAACCGCTGGGACATATTATGCAATCGGTGGATCAGATTGCGAAGTCTCATTTACACCTGATTTTGTTGGGCAGAAGTTTTTTATTACCATGACTGGATACGTCGCCCTCAATACTACAACTGTACAATACGCTTTTGTTCGCGTTACGTTGACCGACTCGTCTAACACATTGATTAATAGCCTTGGCTTCGGTCGAGCCGAAAACTTTGGCAGCAGCGGCAGGGGCGGCACGGTTGCCTGGAGTGCTGTGTGGGAAGCGGATACAACAAGCACAAGAAAGATTAAGCTATACGGGACTTCGCAGACAACAAACGGGCTAGTCCTAACACTTTCCTACTGGCAGCTAAATGTGATGGCTCTCGCATAATGTGGAACCTTGTCTGCATCATAGAGGGTTGCCCAAACAATGGGCAGGGACAGCTAGTTCCAAATGACCGAGAGTGGTACACATGCGACGCCTGCGGATCAATTTATGACCGTGTTGAAAATGACTAAGAGCGACGTTAGCCAAGTACTTGAACGCCTTGAGCGCATTGAGCGCGACCTGGCGGAGATTAAGGTAGAGCTAGCGGAGACCCGCGGGGCATACCGATTGGCTAAGTTCGTCATTGCACTACTCGGAGTAAGCGGCCTTGGTGGGCTACTAGCCTGGATGAATGGTGGGAGATAATGACTAAACTAAAGATCGTAACTCAGACAGACAACATCGAGAAGGGCAACGGATGGATGGACGACTGCGGTCCGGCCACGCTTATGGCTGCTGCTAACTTCCTTACTGGCTCTAAGTACAACTCATTTGATGGGGTCAAGTTCCTCACCAAGGTTGGCAGAGTAGACGTAGAGGGTCAGGGTACACCTACCTCTCTTGCGCAGCTAGTAAAGGCTGCTCCTCTTGTAAGGCTCAAGCCAAAGTACCCCAAGGGCTGGGACGAAGTTGTTGCCGCTCTGAAGGCTGGGGCCGTTGTAGGGATCAACGTACAGCAGGCTAAGGGCTATCCAGCGACTGTTCAAATGAGCGCGTGGCACAAAGCACACCAGAAGCGCAACCCGGGCAAGACGTATGGTCACATGACCTGCGCGATTATGGTGGGAGGTAAGGTACAATGGGCGGACCCAACGATGAGCGGCAAGGGGAAAGAGACATATGCTGTGGAGATCTCTCTTGCAGATCTCAAGAAGATTGCCAGCTCCAAGGGCGACCTGCCACACAAGCGCTGCCTGATCTTCTCAGCAGTCCCGAAGAAGTCATCCGCACCTGCCCCAACTGCGGTGCTCAGCTCACAGATCGTGCCTGTAAGCTCATCTGCACTTGTGGCTACTACGCTAGCTGCTCAGACTACCTCTAAAACGCCCGTACAGGCCGATTTGCGGCCCGTAGAGCCGCAGAAACCCGCTACCCAGGGTAAGACAGCGGTAGACACGATTCTCGCCCTACAGGTCGCCCAGGGCATTGTCGGTAAAATCAAGGTGGCCAAAGGAGACAAGACGATGAAAGAACAGATCATCGCCGCAAGCCTGGACGCGCTTCAGGCGGCTCTGTCGACTGCAATCGCAGTCTTCCTTGGGCTAGGCGTAAGTATCTTTGACCTTGACGGCGAAGGCGCAAAGGCAGTAGCAGCTTCGGCGATTAGTGCCGCACTGCTCGTGCTGCAGCGCTGGCTGGACGAGGACAACGCTAAGTATGGCCGTACTCGGTAATCTTAGCCCGGTACTCGTGCAGTGCGCTGCTTGCCGCAGCCCATTTGCCGATGAGATTGGTAGCCGCATGAAGCGAGGCGTGCCAGACACGCAGATCGCAAAGTGGTTGAAGGACAACGGCGGCTACATTTCTAGGATTACATTAGGTAATCACAAGCGTGATCACCTAACCGACGAGTTCCAAACGCTTAAGGCAGCTGCAATGAAGCAGTTTAAAAAAAACCAGAAGACACTGAAGACCGACGGCGATCTAGCTTCTGTGGTTCGCGACCACGTCCTATCTATGGTAAACTCTGGTGAACTGCTGCCAACACTGGCAGAAGGGCTCCGGGCCCAAGAGATGATTGACCGAAGGGTTGAGAAGTCCGCTGATCGTGAGCTTTCGGTAGCATTGGCCGGGATTCTCGGCGGGGGACCAGTAGTACAGATGATTGAGATGGAAGCAGAGGAGATCACAGAGCATGCCTAAGACACCAGCTTGGACCCGTAAAGAGGGGAAGAACCCTAAGGGCGGCCTGAACGCGAAGGGTCGCGCATCCTACAAGGGTGGGAAGCTACGCCCACCAGTCAAGAAGGGCGACAATCCACGACGAGCTTCTTTCTTGGCCCGTATGGGGAACATGCAGGGGCCGGAGCGAGACGAGAAGGGTCGTCCTACTCGCCTGCTCCTTAGCCTACAGGCATGGGGAGCAAGCAGCAAAGCCGACGCCAAGAAGAAGGCCGCTGCTATTAGCGCTCGAAATAAGGGCAGCAGAGCTTGAACGTAACAAGCGAAGCTGCTAGAGACCTAGCAGCTGGCAGGCACGATCCTGTCTTCTTCGCTAAGAGGTGGCTGGGGATTGACCTACACCCAGGACAGGAGCGCTGGGTTACGGGGATTGCGGCTCGCGATGGCTCTGGTTGGCGACCTAAATACCTCACAACTGTGTGTTCTGCTGGTAACCGAGCAGGAAAGACACTGGGGATGGCAGTAGCAGTATTCCATAGCGCATTCTACAAGTTGGGCATTCAGCCACCAGACGGGACATCCAAGGATGCCATGCGGTGGCAGACGGCACCGTACGAGTGGTACCACGTTGGTATCCAGCAGGAGACTGCTGAACTCGTACACCGTGAGGTAGCTATGATTCTGGAAGGCGGTCACCCGGCACAGAGAGGCCGGGGCTGCCCCCTAATCTCAGAGATTGGCAGGGTGGTGGAGCACACCAAGAAGTATCGGGGCGAGTACCTCTGGCTACAGTTCCACCCCCTTGTGGGCGGAGCGAACATTCACTTCCGCACAACCCAGGATAAGGCTAAGGCCCTCCTCGGCAAGGACATGAATGGCATCTCGTTTGACGAGGCGGCCTTTGAGCCCCACCTCATCCAGATCTACCAAGAGGTTCTGAACCTTCGTCGACTCTCCACTGGTGGCCAGCTCCACTTCATCGGCACCCCAACCGAGGGCATTAACGACTACGCCGACCTCTGGGAAATGGGCAACGACGCCAACCCAGACCGAGATCCACAGTTCTTTAGCTTCCGCCTATCAACCAGGGACAACGTTGGGTACGGTCTAGCTACTGACACATTTGATGCCATCCTTCGGCAACAGGCGGAGTACCTCATCCCACAGAACATTGATGGGTATTTCATTGAGGCATCGGACTCATACTTCAGTTCCGCCTCGGTAGACGCCTGCTTTGTGGACAGCCTACCCCCTGAGCAGCTTCCAGCTGGCAAGCGCCGGTACATCCAGGGCTGTGACCCTGGCATCTCTAGTGATAGTACCTGGGCCATCACACTTGACAGCACCGACAGAAATGGTATAATTGGAGTGCGAGCGAGGACAAGAGGTGGAAAACAAACCATACAAGCGATTGTGAATATGGTTAGAGAAGGACATCTGCTCTACAGTCAACAGTCGACATGCGTGACGGTAGTGGATGAGACAGGATTCGGAGGTAAACTGTTCAAGCAAGAGTTTAGCGTGATCAAGCCGTTAAGGGGATACGACTTCGGCGGAACAAAGGCTAAGAAGCTTGAGCTGCTCTCGGACCTAAAAGCTGTAATGGATAAGAAGATGATCAAGTTTCCCCGGACAGGGGTATGGATGCAACTACGTCGTCAGTTGCTTTCATACAAGCTAGACGACAAAAAGTTGGAGCAGGACGCGGTGATGGCTTTGGCCGTAGCTGTGCGCTATGCTATTAGGCATGGATCTGGGTACGTTGAAAACCCAGTATTCACTTACTTTGGAGGTTCTGATTAATGGCTATTCCGCCCGTTAAGCTGCCGCCGTACGAGGCAAAGGCCATTTCTATGGCTGCAGCGTCACTGCAGATGCAGGAAGTTGACCCGTCAACCAGCGAAGAGTACGCTCTCCTGAAGGAAGCTTACACTAAGAAGCAGCTCCAGGAGCCAGAGCAGGCACGCCTTCGATCACAATTCCGACGATACGACCACTTCTACAACCCAAACACGCTCACGCTCGGCGGTGCCGATCACTGGGCGGAGGACCCGTCAGCTC